GTGAACACGATTCCTGATCTTGAATTGTCGTCCGAGCGGGGAAGTTCCACATACGAAGCCAGCAATATCGTTGATAAGACGGAAATTTTCATCACCGGCAATTCCGGTGCTTATATAAATAATCTCATTCTCGATAACTACGACGCCTGGAACGGCGCAGCCTACCTTTCCCGGATAAAGGCTTCAACTGTGACTATTGATAATTCGAACCGCATCGGGGACGGAAGTGGAATTGACTCCGCCAGCTGCGTGGTGAAATCGAGCGTGAAGGCCCGAAATGTGAACTCGACCATCCAAGATCGGCCCATAAAGGTCAGGTAGTCAATGCAAGTTTTATTATCCAAAGTCCGGCCTCAAGTCTTCCTCAGCATCCTCTGTGGGACGCTCATTGCCATAACGATCTCGTTAATCGCTTGGAGGCTCGGATCTATTGAAATAATCACCGGCGTGACAGGAGCCGTCTTCGGTTTCTTGGCCGGCATAAGTAGCAAATTACTAGAGGCTGAATGATTAATTACGTAAAAACATTATTAGGCGCCGCCACGTTGCTGGCGCTCGGTGTCCATTTCCTTGAGGACGTTGCACTCATCACAATCGGGGCTTATGTCCCGTTTCCTTGGGCTTACATCATCGGGATTGCTTTTTCCTGGGTGATGTTGGGCCTAATCATCCATCGAATCGAAGCCAAGATACAAAAGGACAAGATGTCACCTGTATGAAGATACTTTGCTGGATGGGTTTGCACGGTTGGATATTCGATGAATGGTCCCGGCGTAGTTGTACGCATTGCGGCCATTCTGAGATCCGCATGTATAGCAAGGAATCCGGGACGTATTGGGAAAAGCTGAGGTGAAACCGCTTCAGCTTGGCCTGAGTCTGATTCCTGTCGCCATCATTGTGATTGGCCTTATCGGTTGGGTCGTGACCCTCCGGGGCAACATCGACGCGGCGATGGAGAGTATCGAGGAACTCCAACGAACGCAATACGACGACACCGGCCTGGTCGAGCGGGTCCAGGGCCTGGCACTCCAGGCTGAGGAGTCCGTAACCAAGGTGGTCTGGATGATGGAGGAATACGGTCCGGCTATCGAGGCCATCCGGGACAGGGAATTGGACACGGGCATCCAGGAACGCGTTGCCGACGTGATAACCCGACAGGCGGTCGTCGAGAACGAGATGCGCCAGATCATGTCAGATCATCAAGGCTTCGCGGAGGTGCTGCACGAATTGGGTGAGTCCGGCCTTATCGAGCGCCGGGAATACGGGAATTACAAATGAGGACCCAACCGTGACCATCCACTGGCGCATCACCCGACCGGTGGCCAGCCATTTCCGTGAGGCGTCTTGTGCTGAGGTCGATTGTTCACAGTACCGACTGGGATGGATGACCGTCCTACCGGCGAATGACATCGACAACATCAAGGCCATCCGCGGATCTGATCTGAACTTCCGGGAAGAATCGGACGGACAGATAGTCCGTTTCACATTCGACGCCGGCCAGGAATGTTTCAAGGGCCGGGGACACGGACATCGGGTGTCAATGGACCGGGACCCGTGGTTCTGGAAAGACAAACAGATCCTGGAGCCCATCCAGTTCGTTGATGAGATGAGCGAACACTTACAGCAATTCGACAATATTTAGGAGGCAATCATGGCAAAAGAATCAGGCTTAGGAATGACCATCGCCGTGGATGATTCAAGCGGTTCGGCCCGGACGATCTCCAATGACATCACGAACTGCGATTTCGCAACGCCACGGGCAGTCCAGGACATCACTGGTCTGGACAAATCAGCTAACGAACGCCTGTTGTTGCTGGCCGATTTCAGCGTGACCCTGAACGGGGTGTTCAATGACGCGTCCAACATGTCCCACGACGTGTTTAAGACCGTCCCATCCAGTTCAGTGGCCAGAACCACTACTATCACGATCTCGGGCCAGGTTATGGCTACAGAGTCCTTCTATAGCGACTATTCCCTGTCACGCAGCACCGGCGGCGAGCTGACATGGACCGCCCCTGGCGCCTTGGCCGGCGGTGCAGTCCCGACGTGGGCCTAAGTGGTAACGGTGAACGGCTCCAAGAATGGGGCTAAAACGGAAAAGCGTGGCGGTTTCAAACTACGACGGCGCCGAGATCCTGCTTCGGTTGAACGTGTCACTGGAACATTATTTGGATCTACGGCAAATGTCCGAGGCTGGAGACCAGGCAGGGATGGCTATGCTTTTTGGGGACAATATGCTGTCGAGCTGGAACCTGGAAGATGATTCCGGGCCAATCGAGGCCAACGGAGACGGCATGATGTTCCTGCCGATGGAGTTCGCCACGCTGATAATCGGTCAGTGGGTGGACACGGTGGCAAACGTCCCGGCCCCTTTAGATCAGCCATCCGCCGATTTAAGCATGTTGGCGGAGGTATCGACCGCGATGGAAGACGAGTAACCAAACCTTGGGAATTGGAATCAGCCGAAATGATTGACGCGCTATGCCAGAGATATGGCTGCCTACCGTCCGCGTTGTTGTCCGAGGATGCAACCATCCTGCGGATGCTGGCGACCGTGACGGAAGGTCAACCAGAGCGAGAACCGAATGGCTAATCAAATAGAGATCCTGGTCAAAGCCAATGCCGACGGCGCGAAGAAAGCGTTCGGGTCGTTGACCGAACAGATAGCCGCCAACCGAAAGAAGATCGGGATGGGTCTGACCGGCATCGGCGCCGGCATCACCGGCCTGGCTGCGTTATCCATCAAGGCCGCCCAGGAAGAAGCCATCGGTATCTCAAAGCTGGACCAGGCTTTGAAGAATGTCGGCACGTCATACGATTCCAACAAAGCCAGCATCGAGGAGGTCATCAGCGCCACCCAACGGAAGACCAATTTCGGGGACGAGGAACAACGGGAAGTCCTGACGAAACTGGTCACGGTCCTGGGCGATGAAGAAAAGGCGTTGAAGGCACTCCCGGCCGTCCTGGACGCGTCGGCGGCGTCTGGCAAGAGTGCCGGCACGGTTGCCGAAACCATGTCCAAATTCCTGGGAGGTCTCGCTAACACGTCCGATGCTGTCGGACTTTCCGTGGACAAATCGGCGAACTTCACAGAACGCCTGGGCGCAGTCATGGAAAAGGTCGGAGGCCAGGCTGAAGCGACCTCGGACCCGTTCATCCAGTTCAAGAACCGGACCGGGGATCTATCCCAAGAATTCGGAAAGGTTCTGCTGCCGATAATGGCTGACCTGGCTGGTCTGTTGGACAAATTGACCCAAAAGGTCATCAGTTTCACGGAGAAGCATCCAAACCTGACCAAATGGCTGGGGATAGGGGCGGCCGCGTTCGGCGCCATCGCCCTGGTGGTTGGTCCGTTGTTGTTGATCTTGCCAGGACTGGCGATGGCGTTCACCGCCGTGGGTGTTGCGGTCAATCTGGCGTTGGGGCCGGTCGGACTGATTGTCCTGACCGTTGCGGCGGTTACTGCCGGCGTTATCTTGCTCTGGAAGAACTGGGACTCGGTATGGGGGAAGATCAAACAATTGACCCAAACCGTGGTCAACTTCGTAATCGGACTTATGAACAAATTGACTTTGGTCTGGCGGAAGCAGATCGGCTTCATCCTGGACATGGTGTCGAAGCTAATCACTCTCGGGTCGAAACTTCCGTTCGTCGGAGATAAGTTCAAGGACGCAGCCAGGGCAATAGAGGAATTCTCGGACAAATTAGACCAAGGGATTCCCACGATAGACCTGACCAGCGATAAGACCGAGGAGATGGGCGAGGCGTTCAATGAGGCTGACCGGACCATCGAAACGGCCAACCGGGGAATAACCGATTCAACGGACCGGATGGCCGAGGATGTCGGCGCCGCCCTGGACGAGACCATCGTCAAACGCATTTCAACGGCTGATCTGCTGAAAGAGATCCAGATCAGCCAGACGAAGGCGGCTTTCGAAGCTGAACAGGAACGGCTGAAAGATGTCCGGGAAGCCTTTAACGAACAGGTACGAATAACCGAGACGAAAACCAAAGCCATCAACGATTCATGGGACCAATACCGGCTAGACAACGACGCGACCATGCTGGCGTTGAAGGATGCCCAGATGGGCTTCGGCGATGTCATGGAGGAACTGGCCCTCAAGCACGGCCTGAGCCTGGACCAAATGTCCGAACAACTCCGATTAGCCGGCGTGAAAAATGGAGACCTGGCCGGCCTGATGTCGTCC